GGAAGAAGCCAAAGAAAGCCTTACAGCAGTTCCGTCGGATTACCACACTGGGCGATCAGGTCTTCTGGGTTGCAGATGACGGTGAAGGTCCAGTGTTCGCCCGATGGGATGGTCCGGGGAAACCGTTGATGTTGTCGCTTGGTAGCGCGTTCTACTCAGCGACAACCTCGGCAGAGATGCGAGTGCTTGCAACAGAGGCAGATGCAGAGGCGATTCTGCGATGGTTTGAGAAGGAGGCAGAACATGAGTCCAGCCAAGCCCAGTAAGGCAATTGACCCAGCACGCAAGGGTCTCAGCAAGTCAACCGTCACGGCTGCCGATTGGTGCGGTCGCAAAGCGGTCTATCTAGAGCAGGTGCGAGACAAGGATGGGAGGCGAGTCCATGCGGCGATGCCAGAAAGGGTTCACTTCGGCTCTGCCGTTGATGATGCAACCCAGTCGCTTATGGTCTGGTACAACACCGACAAACGCATTCGCATGGAAGAAATCAGCATTGCCGCTCGCAACGGTGTGGAAAGCGTCAAGGGAAAGCAGTTCACCGATACGGTTGATTGGGATGTGTTTACCGAGGAGGTGGAGTTGGCTACCGCGCTATTCGCAGAGTGGCTGGTAACCAAGGCGCATCAGTCGCTGCCCGTTGATCAGGGGCTGGTTACCCAAGGCATTGACGGCGAGAGCCTCAAGGTTAAGTTGCCAAAGGCTGGTTTGGTCATTGGTACGCCAGACGCAATCTATGCGCCATTTACCGAGCATGCGGTCATTCTGGACATCAAGACTGGTCAGCGCGCTAAGTCAATGGCGGACCTGCACGGTTCAGAGATGCGGTTCTATGCCGCCCTTTACGCCAAGCAGTTCCCCAATGCCCCCTTGCCAAGGTTGGCGTTGCTGTCGTATTCCCGACCAAAGGTGGCGTGGAGCCTTGTGATGCGTCAGGCAACGCCAGAGGATGTGGCGCTAGGAGTGCTATCTGCTCAGGTGGTAGCGAAGTCAATTAAAGGAAAGCCAGAGCACGCAACATTCAACACCCAGCAGTGCAAGTCATGTCAGTATGCTGCTCCGCTACCCGACTACGGGTTCGGCGGCTGTGAAGTAGGACGCATGTCCTTGAAGGAGGAGAGCAATGGGGAAGCCTGACCTGTCTGATTACATAGATGTAGCGGCGCGTATCACCGCGTTTAAGGAGCAGTTCCCAGAGGGGTCATTGCAGTCAGAGATGTTGCATCTCAGCGACAAGGCAGTGGTCTTCAAGGCGTATGCCTATCGGGATCGCGAAGACACCCGACCGGGAGTTGGTCATGCATCGGAAATCATTCCGGGTGCAACGCCGTACACGCGCGGTTCGGAAGTCATGGTGTGCGAAACCTCAGCGTGGGGGCGAGCGATTGCCGCGCTAGGGTTTGAAGTCAAGAAGGGTGTTGCCAGCCGAGAAGAAGTCTTCAACGCGCAGCAGCGCCAGATTGGCGACGATAGCCGAGTGCTAGAAGCCGCAACAAAGGTGTTTGACGAGCCAGTCCGTACTGCGCCCGAAGGGCAAGAAGAGGTGTACGACGCGGCGCTTAAGGCGATTCGGTTCATTACGCCAGACGAGGACGCGGCATGCCCGCGCCATAAGTTGGCATGGGTGCATCGCAACGGCACAACCGCCGACGGGCGGGAGTACGACTTCTGGGCATGCCCAGCGCCAAAGAGTTCGGAGGGGTATTGCAAGCAGCGCCCCTCAATCGCGTGGTCAAACGCCAAGAAGGGGTGAATTGAGCACGAAATAGGGTATTGACTTACGGCTCAGGCGGGTAGACAATTGGCGTAGCCCGCTTGGGCTGTAGGAAGGAAGGAGCCTAGAGATGAACAAGCGTTACAACTTCAAGACCCAGAAGGGAATTCTTGAGCATTGCGCCGATCTTGGTCACACGGTTCTTGAGTGCAGCGATTTGCTTGAGCAGTTCCCGTATGTTGGTCAACCAGCAACCTTCCACATCGGCAGCGATTCGTATGCCGACGAGGTGGTTGCGGTCAACCTCACGAAGGACGGAACCTTCAAGTCTGTGGTGACGAAGCGCGGAACTTTCGTTAAGAAGGTCAGCGCAAATTGCCGAAGCAAGGGCGACGGCGGTTGGTGTCACGAGTCTTATCTTGATGGACTCAAGATGAGCGGCTGGGTTGAATTGGGAGTCGCGAAGACTTACCTAGACCCAAGTTTCTAATCGGAGTTCCGTTTGCACGGGTTGCCCATGTGGCAGCCCGTGCAGCGGTTGAAGGAAGGCAATTCAATGAAGCAAGCACTGGCGTACCAGCCAAGTTTGTTTGACGATCAGGTTGCGGGCTATTCAGTTTCTCGCATTCAAAGCAGCGACGCGCACGAGTTGATTCTCACCGTTCATTACGCGCATCGGCTTCCATCTATTTCGCATGCGTTCGGGTTGTTCAATAACGCTGAACTGGTGGGTGTCGTCACCTACGGCACATCTCCGAGCAGCACGCTGGCACGCGGCATTTGCGGCGACGAGTGGGCTTCAAAGGTGTTGGAGTTGAATCGGCTGGTGCTTCTCAACAACGGCAAGCATGAGGCAAGTCGCTTGGTGGGCGCATCTTTACGGATGCTGCCTAAGCCGAGCATCGTGGTCTCGTTTGCAGATACAAAGCAGGGTCACGAAGGCATTGTGTATCAGGCGTGCAATTTCCTTTACACAGGGTTGTCGGCAAAGTTCCTAGACCCAAGGGTCAAAGGGTTAGAGCATCAGCATCACGCAACCTACGCGCACGGGCTAACGAACGCACAGGTCATTGAGAAGTACGGGGCGGAGAATGTGTACTTTGAGGAAAGGTCACGCAAGCATCGGTATGTCACTTTTGTCGGGCATCGTCGCGACAAGCAGCGAATGCGCTTGGCGTTGAAGTATCAGCAGTTGCCGTATCCAAGTCGGCAGAAGAAGGAGGGCGATCATGGCGTTTAAGGAGAACGCAAAGAGTCAGGCTCAGGTGCTCTTGACAGCCTTTCAGGCTGGGAGGAAGATCACCCCGTTGGAGGCGCTCCGAGACTTCGGCATTGGGAGGCTTGCCGCCCGTGTGTACGAACTCAGACAGCGGGGCTACGACATCAAGGACGACACCATTGCCGTTGGTGACGGTAAGCATGTGTCGCAGTACTACATCAAGGGGGCGGATCGGGAGAAGGCATGGTTCTGCGCGACTTGCAGCGAGGCGGTAGTTCCGTCGCAAAGCAGCGTGTCGGATCGCTATGCAATCGCAGCATGCTTGACATGCAGGAAGAAGGGAGTTGCCGTATGGCGCTAACGGAAGAGCAGCAGGTGGCTAAGGATGTTAAAGAGCACGCCAAGAATGGCGCGGCTGGGGCTATTGCGATCTTCTGCGCGTGGTGCGTAGGAGAGAAGCCGAGCGAAGGCTTCTGCATGATCATGGATTGCCCCCTACGGGAGTTCAGCCCCTACCTCGTTGGCAAGGGCGCGGAACGGATTGGCGGGTGGAAGAATCCCCATCTTCAGTACCAGATCACACCCCTAGAGGTGGTGGGCGCGGAGCAGGTGCAGATGTTTGAGCAAGAGAATGAGGTGGCAGAGTGAGCGGCGGGGCTTGGCTACGACTAGACGCGCTGGCATGGCGCTCGCCCAAGGTGGCGGGGCTACCGAGTGCGGCGCTTCGCTGGTTGTGGATCGTGACGCTCTCCGAGGCGAAACTCCAGAAGCCGGGAGGTGGATTCGGCTCCGAAGACCATTGGCTCCAGTTGACCATGGGCGCTGGGGGCGACCGTAAGGGCTTTAGGGCGCTGGTGGGCGTTGGACTGCTTGAGGTGGCTCCAGCGTTGTGCATCCGTTGCCTAGAGGGCTTCCATGACGCTCCAGAGGGTACGGTGGTAGTGCATGACTGGGCAGACTTCCAGATCAACACGAACGCCGAGCGAACCCGACGCTGGCGCGATAAGGTTAAGGCTGGTGACGCTCATGTGACGCACAGTGCCGTCACACCGAACGCTCATGTGACGACGGACAGTGACAGTGACAATGACAAAGACAAAGACAGTGACAAAAGAGTTATTACTAACTTACGGAGTAGGATGAACGGAGTGCAACCAGTGAGCGTGGGCGGGATTGTCCGCGACCTAGCGCGAAAGGGGAGCAACCGTGGTTGATGAAGAGCGTAAGCATCGGGGGCGAAAGGCGAATAACGCGGGGAAGCAGTACGAGCGGGATGTCGCCTCTATGCTGCCCAATGGGAAGCGTGTGGGCATGTACGGCGGTCCGATAGATGTGACTGCCGACCATGGCATCGTGGCTCAGGTCAAGGTGGGGGCATCGTTCCCAGAGGTGCTTAACCGCTACCTAGACAAGACAATGGCGGCATCCAAGGCGGAGGAGACTCCAATCGTGGTGGTGGGCAACCGACCGGGGGTAGGCGTAAGGCGAACTCATCTGGTCATCTTGACCCTTGAGGACTTCGTGAGGCTGCTCAAGTGATTGCCTTGCTGCTCTCGCTAACCGTGGCGGTCAATGCGACACTGCTACCAGAGCCAGCCGTGGGTAAGGCGACATGGTACGGATACCCGGGGCTACAGAAGTGCTACGACGGAGTACCACGGACATGTACGCCGTACCGAACCAAAGCGCAGGGAGGATGGCATGATGAGGTAGTCAACTATTGCGCGCTGCCGGGGTATCGGTGGCGCAGTACACCATTCTGGGTCAAGGTCACCAATGTGAAGACTGGCGTATGGGCGCTATGTCTCGTCAGAGACAGTTGTGGATGCGTTGGTGGAGGCATTATTGACTTAAGCCCAGCCGTGTTTCGCAAGTTGCGGGGCTTGAAGGCTGGGGTTGTGACCGTTCGGATTGAACGGTATGTAACGCAGGTAGGAGGAAGAGGAAGATGAGTCATGTAACCGAGGTAAATAA